TGATCCAAAAATTGATTGCGCGAAGAAAGCACTGTCCGATCACTTTACATCATAAATCTACATAAGGTCAGGAAACCAGTGCTTCACGGCCCCAAAATTCATGCCCTAAAAACCCGCTCAGCCTGCTTGTGCCATGTCTCTCCCGCCAGAAAGCATAGATCATACAGGCTGACCGCCGAGGCCTCTCGCTCGCATGTCAGTCGCTTCAACACCTCCGGCGCGAGATAGGCCAAGCGCAGCTGGCGACTGACATGCCGCTCGGCCAACCCGACCGCCTCGGCCAGTTCCTGGATCGTGGCGAACTCACCGGCCTCCATGCGCCGCCGCCATCCCCATGCGCGACCGATGGCGCGCAGGATATGAGGATCTTGGGTCTGGTCCTCGCTGGGGCGGTAGTCGGCGGGCGGTAGGATCTTCGGCCGCCCATTCTTCTTGCGAACTGTCATGGGAATGAGAACGCGGATCGTGTCGTTGGGTTTGGTCATTCCGCTACCTCCATCCGGCGCGGCACCATCATCTCGCGGATGACGCCCGCAATGCCTTCACGGCGAATGTCGACCTCGAGCCCAGCAGTGGTGACCGTGACCCGCCGCACAAGAAGCTGGATGATGCGGGCCTGTTCAGCCGGGAAGAGTTGCGACCAGAGGGCCGTGAACTCGTGTAGGACTGCGATGGCGTCTGTTTCAGATGTCCCGCCGTCATCGCGTTTCAGGGCGGCCAAGACCTGCGTGACGACCTCTGGCGTTTGTAGGATGCGCCGAACTTCGGTCACGACCGCGCCCTCGACCATTCCGGCGGCGAGCCGCATCGGCGCGGTCTCCTCGCCGGTCTCGCGGTTCCGGATCACGTCCATTGACACATAGTAGCGGTAGAGCTTCGCCCCCTTCTTCGTGCTGGTGGGCGTCATGGCGGCGCCGTTTTCGCTGAAGATCAGCCCCTTCAATAGTGCAGGAGTTTGCGCACGGCTGTTGTTGGCTCGCTTGCGGGGGCTTTCCTGCAAGATGGCATGGACCTGATCCCAAAGGTCCGCGTCGATGATGGCGTCATGCTCGCCCGGATAGGCCTTACCCTTGTGCAGAGCTTCGCCGCGATACACGCGGTTGTTCAGCAGCCGGTAAAGATAGCCCTTATCGATCAGCGTGCCCTGCTTGTTACGGAAGCCCTCGTGACGCAGCTCCCGCGCCAGCACAGTGGCGGAACCCAACTCGATGAACCGCTGGAAAATCCGTCGCACAGAGGCGGCCTCGACCTCGTTCACCACAAGCTTGCGATCCTGCACATCATAGCCAAGGGGCACATAGCCGCCCATCCAGATCCCGCGCTTGCGAGAGGCGGCGACCTTGTCTCGGATACGTTCGCCGATGACCTCGCGCTCGAACTGGGCAAACGACAGCAGGATGTTCAGTGTCAGCCGTCCCATCGAGGTGGTCGTGTTGAAGGACTGCGTCACCGAGACGAAGGTCACGCCGTTGCGGTCAAAGACCTCGACCAGCTTCGAAAAATCCATCAGCGAGCGCGACAGACGGTCGATCTTGTAAACGACCACCACGTCGACCAGCCCGTCGTCAATGTCGGCCAGCAGCTGCTTCAAGCCGGGGCGGTCAATAGTGCCGCCGGAGAACCCGCCATCGTCATAGCGTTCGCGCGTGGCGACCCAGCCCTCGGATTTCTGGCTGGCGATGTAAGCCTCGCAGGCCTCACGCTGGGCGTCGAGGCTGTTGAATTCCATGTCGAGCCCTTCCTCGCTCGATTTGCGGGTGTAGATGGCGCAGCGCAGGCGGCGGTTGGGGCGGGCATTCATCTCCATCATGCTTCCTCCCGCTTGCGCTCGCGCAGACCAAAGAAGCGGTACCCGTTCCAACGTGTGCCGGTGATTTCGCGGGCGACGGCGGAGAGCGACTTGAACTTACGCCCCTGCCAGTCGAACCCGTCCTTCAGCACGGTCACGGTATGCTCGACGCCATCCCATTCGCGCAGCAGCTTCGTGCCCGTCACGGGATTACGGGGATCGGCAATCTGATGCTTGCGCCGGGCGTGGCCTTCGACCTCGTCGGCCAGAAGATCCAGCATGCGGCGGGTCTCGCGGTCAGGTCCGCCGTAGGCCAGTTCCTGAAGCCGATACGCGATCCGCAGCTCGAGAAACACGCGGCTGTTGTTTGGCGCCGAGGTGCCGAGGAGCTTTTCCCATTCTGCTTTCAGCTCCTTGACCGACAGTGCCTTAAGGGCGGCCAGGCGCGACAGCACCGTCTGATCCAAGTTCGGATCTTCTCCGGGACGTTTTGCAGTTATCTTATTGTGATTCTTCATGACTTCCTCCGATGCTGATACGTTTTGCACAACGACCACCGCTCTTTCGGGGCGAGAAGTCCACGAAACCGTCTCTCTTCTCTGCAGATAAAACGCTGGACTTCGTTGCGTTCAGACGAACCACGCCCGCGGCGAGGATGCGACCAATCTCAGTGAGGCGAGCATCTGCCGACATGCGGTCAGGGCATAAGGGATTGGGCCCCGAAATCGGGGATTCTTGGTCATCAAGCATGGGAGCGCCTTTCGGGTTGGTGAACCCACTTGGGCTCCGTCAGGGCCTAATAATCAAGTCGAAACAATTGGTTGGTGAAATTCTGCGGGCTCGCGGGTATGCGCTAGGGTTTGTGGCTTGGCGCAATCAATGACGTGTGGCGGGTTTAACCAGTGGATCAGTCTCTAGTTTGAGCGCGGCTTTCCAAAGTGGTGTTTTCGTAAAAACACTCTCTTGCGATCGGAACGATTTTGCGGGGCGTGTTTCCTGGAGGAGGCCAGTCCAGATCAAAGGCCGCAAGACCTGAGTGTAAAGACTACCCATCATCTCATCGTAGCGTGGAAAGGGGCTAGGCTCTGGTTCACCGAACAAGATCTGTCGCAGGTGGGCGCCCGCTGCGCCGTCCTCAGTCTCGACGTTCAGGATGTTTAGGAAGAGGTCCCAGTTTCCTGGAAGCACGTGGTTCGGGGTTCGTGACCACCCCGAATGATCGATTTCAAAGAGGTAAAACGGCGTTATGATCCCGAAGAGCCGACCCGGATGCTGACGAACTTCTGTGCCTGCCTTGGTCAGCTTGAACTGCCCTTTGTAATGCCGCCCCATTTTGAGGGTCGTCAGCAAGAAATGAATATCCACGAGCGGCATGAAGTCCTGCTCGTTCAGGACCTTGTTCACGGCAAAGAGGTCAGCCTCGGTATGGCCAGGCCAGTCGAATTCGCGCGCAGCCCAGTGTACAAAGTTGCGCTTGAAGGCGTTCGACGGGGTAAGGCCGATAGAACCGTTTTCCTCGACGTAGGTGAAGGTTTTCAAAATCCCGCGCAAGAGCGGCGAATAGCTGAGGGAGGGCTCGTCGTCAGCAAGGGACCGGAACTCGATCACTTCAAATCTCCCGCGCGAACCAGCGAATACGGCCGATGATGACGATTTCATCCGCCGTGCGCTCATACTCCGGATAATGCTTGTTGTCCGAGATCACGCGGACTGCCGGCGGATCGCTATTCGGAACATGCTGTAAGCGCTTCGCGACCAAGCCCATGCCATCATCCAGAACGAAGATGCCTGGCGGGTTTGGGGCCTTGCGGTCCATGTCAACGAGCACGGTATCGCCGTCAAAAAGCGTCGGTTCCATGCTGTCGCCTTCCACCTTCATGATGCGCAGTTGGGAGGGCGAGGCTCTCAGGCTTTGTTTGATCCAGGATTTCCGGAAGTGGTAGGCGCGACCCGGCTCATCATACTCTTCGAGTGCCACGGAACCGCCACCCATGGACGGGCGCACTGGAGCCTGCGCGATCGGCACGAAGATTTCGTCGGGGTTTTCCAAGAAAGGGGACGGGCCTTCGACGTCACCGATACCGTGGATGAGCCAATCCACCTCGACTTTCAGGACGCGCGCGACCTCCATCAACCGATCCAGACCGGGCCGGGAGGAGCGGCCTCGCAGGATGTCGTAAACGAAGGAGCGATTGACCCCGGCCATCTCCGCAACATGCGCGGGGCTGAGCCCAAGCTGGTCGGCGCGCGCCTGAAGTCGGTCGGCCAAACTATGATGCGAGGTCATCTTATCCCCATCCGGTTGTGGATACAATAGGATAAGACATGATTGATATGGGATCGTCAAGACGATAGAACAATAGTGGAACATTTGGGGTGGGAGTCGGAGGCAGTCATGCGGATTGAGAAGGAGTATTATTCGCTGCCAGAGATCCTTCGGCGCTGGTCCATTGATGAAGACGATCTGATCTACCTCGCAGAAAACAACCAGGTCCGGTTGTCCATTCGGGTCTTCAATCAACCCCTTGAGTTTGGTGACTATGACGCTGATATCGACGGGACGCGGTTTCGGGTGCCTTATGAGGAGAGGGTGTTCAGTGGCCTTCTCGATCTGCACGCTTGCGACGTCTTCCACCTGTTCCGTTGCGGGGAAGCCCATCTGAATGAGTTCCGCCATGATCGCTGCGGTTACGCGGCTTTTCCAGAAACTCATGCACCGCAATATGTTGTTATTGGTGACCTTCTGATGCGCCGCCATGAGCGGGATCGCTATGAAATCAAATCAGGATTTCACACGGGCGACGGGCGGACGCCAGAGCAGGGGTTCATCTTTACTGTTGGTTATCGCGAAGTGCGAAGCCGGGGATTTTGCTTCCAGCTTGGCGCCATCCAGGCTGAAGTTGTGCGGGTACTCCATGCCGCGGCCGAAGCGGGACAGCCTTGGCAGAACGGGAAGACCATTCTTGCGGCGGCAGGGTCTCGCAGCCTGAAGATGGTGGATGTATTCAAGTCCAAACCGCAATGGCGCGAACTGATTCAGTCCGACGGGCGCGGGAACTACCGTTTGCGCTTCGAGTAAAAAGCGTCCTCCCGTGTATGCTGCGGGATGGGTGCGGGATCAGCTGGGGGATGAGTGCCGGATGCCCATCCCCCAGTGCGTTTCAGGGCTCTGATTTTATTACGCGTCTTTATCCGGCACCGCATCCCGCTCCAATCCCGACGACATCCCACATCGGCGTTTTGCATTGTCTCCTGGTAACCAAGACAGGAGACCACGATGCAGTCAAAACTCTGCCTCACTCAAAAGGAGTTGGCCCGACGCTGGGCAATCTCACATCGCACGCTTGAGCGGTGGCGCTGGACCGGCGAAGGCCCCGATTATCTGAAACTCGGCGGTCGGGTGATCTACCGGATTGAAGACATCACGGCCTTTGAGGCTGCGGCTTTACGCAGGAGCAACGCCTCACAAAGCGCACAGGTGTCGTGATGGCTTCGCAGATCCGCGACGACATTGCCTTTTACGCCTGGGTCTCGCTGGCAGATCCGGGTGCGGCCGTCAGCTATCACCGGGGGTTTCTGGCGGTGGACAAGGGCTCGCTCATGTCGCGCCTCACGCCCTTCCAGCAGGCCACGTTGCGCGGCATCGCGGATGCCGCTTGGCGCGCCTCCGAGCAAAAGCTGGTGCACCTCGTCCAGGAACGCCTCGGCCCGGATCTCTTTGAATACCGCGCCATCGCCCGGCCGAAGCCGCTCTCACAGTCCATCCCCGAACGGCTGATTCCGGCCAACTAATCCCATTTGAAAGGAGCCCCCTATGGCTTTCCCCAAAAATACCCCGAGCGTGGATGACATGCTCAATATGCCGGTTACAGAACTGGCTCTCATGCCGCCAAGCCTGCTTGCGGCCGTGCAAGCAGAAATCGATGTCGCCACCGACCGCATTAAGGCGGTGACAGAGCGGTTCGCGCTCGCACTTGAGGTCCGCTATTCAACACGAGCCTCTGAGTGCCGTCATCACGAAGGCAAGGACACGGGCACCATCCGGTTCGAGGATGACGGCGTCACCGTGATCGCCGAACTGCCCAAGCGTATCGACTGGGACCAGGCCAAGCTCGCCCAGATCGCTGTAAACATCGCGTCGGCTGGCGAAGATCCGTCCGAGTTCATCGACACGAAGCTGTCGGTCTCCGAGCGCAAATACGGTGCCCTGCCGGAAAGCTGGCGCAAGGGGTTCGAACCCGCCCGGACCGTCCGGACTGGCAAGCCCAAGTTCCGGTTGGTCTTGAACGAGGGGGCGAACTGATGGCGATTTCTCTCGCATCCCTGCGTACGACCTCTGCGCTAACGCCACCGCGCATCCTGATCCACGGCGTGGCCGGGGTCGGCAAATCCACCTTCGCCGCCGCTGCGGATCGGCCGGTGTTCATCATGACCGAGGATGGCCTGGGCAAGCTTCAAGTGCCGCATTTTCC